CAGAATCTTCTGATGAGGTTATGATACTTTCTGGTGATAAAGATTTTATTCAGTTACAAATATATCCAAATGTAAAGCAATACAGCCCTATCACTAAGAAAATGATTAACGGTATTAATCCAGATGACTATTTAAAGGAACATGTTTTAAAAGGTGATTCTAGTGATGGTGTGCCTAATGTTCTTTCACCAGACAATTCTTTTGTAGATGGCATTCGTCAGAAACCACTAAGTAAGAAGAAGATATCTGCAATGATAAGTGGTAGATTTCCAAATGATGAGATTAAAAGAAACTATCAAAGAAATAAAACTCTAATTGATCTAGGATGTATTCCATCAGAACTACGGACAGAAATACTAGATATATATAAAGAAGCACCACAAAATAAACGTAGTAAAATATTAAGTTATTTTATAAAACAGAGATTAAAAACACTTACAGAATCTATAGGAGAATTTTAATAATGGATTTATTAATTTCAGAAATCTTGGATAAGGTTTCAAAAATAAAATCAAAGAAAGACAAGGTTAAATGTCTTAAAGAATACGATAGTGATTCACTACGTATGGTAATTAAATCAGCATTTGATCCTAAAATTAAATGGTTATTACCATCTGGTGATGTTCCTTATGCACGTAATGATGCACCAGAAGGCACAGAACATTCTGTTCTTGCATATGAAGCTCGTAAACTTTATCATTTTATTGAAGGTGGTAATGCTGATATTACTCAGGGTAAACGTGAAACAATGTTTATTCAGATGTTAGAAGGTTTGCATGAGAGTGAAGCAGACGTTTTGTGTGCAGCCAAAGATAAAGTTCTTCATCAGAAGTATAAAGGACTATCTGAACCAGTTGTAAAGGAAGCATTCTCTTGGAATGACGAATTTATGAAGTTGGATGGTCCTGATCCCAGACAAGGCCGCTAAATAATTCAATCTTTTTTTGAGTTTCCTTTATAATCAATGACTTATAGAGTACGATTTTACTTGACAAACCCTAATTAATGGTGTATACTAGTAATATAATCAAGAGAGAGAGAGAAATAATGTTTGACAAAGACGGCAACTACTACCCTAACGATGATGAATTGAACGAGTTTGAAGAATCTGAGGAAACTGAATAATGACAAAACTTACTAAAATGGACAGAATGGTAATGGTAGAAGTTAACAAAGCTGTTGAACGCAAGGAAAACTACTTTGCAGATGGTACTGTAAACTGGGATTATGTTGATGCTGATGTGTACATGGCAATTGATCCAGTTGGAAAAACTAAACGCTATATGGCAGCATTTGATCGTTATGTAAGTGTGATTCGTACTGCAATTGATATGAAAATTGCATAGTGTGACATATTTACATCTTGACAAACCTTGTTTTATAGTGTATAATTAATTATATAATCAAGAGAGAGAGAGAAAACGATGATTAATTATGTAGTTGCAAAAAATGGTGGAATTAAGATGTTCGCTGGTGTTGGAAACGTCAATTCGGGAAACCTTAAAGGTTGGGCAAATACTGCTGAAGGTGTTGCATATACCTTGAATACTTGTGGAATTGCTGAAAAAATAATGGGTCATAAATCTATGAATTTTGCATCTAAAGAAGGTTTTAAAACTGATGATGGTGCTATGTTATTGTTGAAACGTGCTTTGGAGTTAGTGTAATGACTATTTCTGTTAGAAAAACTTTTGATACTGTTGAAGCTGGTATTGAGAATATGCTTGCTGCCGCAGTTGCCGACTATAAAACTATGTCATTTGGTAAGAATGACAGAATGTTCAATGAGTTTAAGAATGGTTGGGTTGTCAAGAAAGGTTCTAAGTACATTAAAATTTCCACTAAAAATGGTGATTCTGCTTGGGGGTTTGTTGTTAACACTGACAATGACAAGAAATTCAAAAAAGGTGACTTGTTAATGTGTGCTGGTTATTCAGCTCCTGCCCGTAACGGCGCTCGTGGAAACGTCCTTAAAGGTGGTTTTAATATCAACTGGACTGGCCCACTTTATCTTTAATGACAGTTGTTAATAAAAAAACACACAAACCAACAACCAATGATGTATACATTGGTAGAGGCAGTAAATGGGGAAATCCATATCGCATTGGTATTGATGGAGATAGACAACGAGTAATAGAATTATATGAATTAAGAGCTCGTAAGTTATTACGTGATGCTGGAGATGAAGGAACACGTAATTTATTAACATTAAAAGATAAGAACCTAGTATGCTTTTGTACACCATCAGCATGTCATGGACATATATTAGAACAATTAATAAAGGAAATTAAAAATGGAACATTTTAAGAATTTTGTCGGGGTTACAACAATTTTTACGTGTTGTTATGTAGCTCTAGTAATATTTCAATGAATATTAATGACTTTTTGTTAGCAGGATTTATGATACTGAGTCCTGCTAATCTTATAGATCATAGACAAGAGTTAGACGTTAATATAAATCAAATTAAGTCTATTGAGTGCTTAGCACTGAATATGTACCACGAAGCTAGAGGTCAGGGAAGTGCTGGACTTCTTGCAGTAACATCTGTTGTACTAAATAGGGTTAAGGATAAAAGATTTCCTAATACAATATGTGAGGTTATTTACGAAGGCCCTATGAAAGAGAGTTGGAAAAACAAGGGAACCTTTTATCCTATAAGAAGCAAATGTCAATTTTCATGGTGGTGTGATGGAAAGTCTGATGAACCTAAAAACAAAAAAATTTACAATAAAATATTTGAAATTGCTAAATCAATTTATAATACTAAAAACATAGTAGATATAACTGATGGAGCTTTATTTTATCATGCAGACTATGTTAGACCTTCTTGGGCAAAAACTAAAACAAAAACTATAGAAATACAAGATCATATTTTTTACAAGTGGGATAGATGAGTCATTTCAGATTTATAGAAAAAAATATTGATGTTCGTGATATCTTAACAGATATTAAGGATGAAGATTGGGGCGTTGCTGGTTCGCTTAAAGGAGCATCTGGTGATACTGCTCCTTATGGTTTCTTACCTCTCACAATGGCTTTAGTAAAAGATGCTAATGATGACCCCAAGAAAACAGAATTACAAATAAATACACCTATGTTTAAAACCTATAAAGGAATTAGGCGGTGGTTAAAATCTTGGAAACTCCATCGACATTCACGAGCAGCATTTTTTAAGTTGCGGCCGGGAGAGACATTAGGAAGACATATTGATGATGGTGATTATTATCTAACAAGAGATAGATATCACTTATCATTACAAGGAACTTATCTTTACACTGTTGAGGATGAAGTCCACCAAATTAATCCAGGCACATTTTTCTGGTTTGATAATAAGAGAGTTCACAAATCATATAACAATGGCAATGTCGATAGATTGACATTCGTTTTTGATGTCCCGAAAGGCAAAAATAACCCATGACATTTGATGAGTATCAAGAATTTGCACGATCAACAGCAATCTATCCAGACGAATGTAAAATTACATATCCCACATTAGGATTATGTGGAGAAGCTGGTGAGGTTGCTGAGAAGGTGAAGAAGAACATTAGGGATGGTAAGTCTCTGGATGGAGTAGGTTTAGAACTAGGTGATGTGTTGTGGTATATTTCTGCACTTGCTGATGACCTTGGTGTAACTCTTGAAGAAGTTGCACAAGCTAATGTTGATAAGTTGCAGTCTAGGATGGAACGTAATAAAATTAAAGGTGATGGTGATAACCGATAAACATGAAAGATAATGTAATATCACTATCTGAGCTTATCGAACAGCGACTTCTCAAACAGCAAGAGATAGACTACTACAAGGAAACACTTGATAGATTAGAAAAGAAGGTTGTTATGTTGAGTAGAGAAGTTGATATTACCACTTTAATTATTGATATGATTGAGCAAGAAAGGGTATTGACTTTGGGTGAGAAACAGAGTAAGATTATAAAACTAGAAGACAAGGTGAAAAAATGAAACATATTGAAATATCATTAATGAAAGAAGGCGAATTGTCTATTACTGGAAATCCTGCAGCTGGAAATATTGAGATTCGAGAATATGAAGATGATGAGTGGACGGGGGGTAGTTACGCTACCTATGA